TATCGATATTATCATCCCTATTGGGAAAAGAGGGGAATAACCGATAATGATTTAATAGAGTTCTTTGACTTAGGATATGATAAAAACTCAAAGAGTATAACAATGCCAGTAAGAGATATAGATGGTAACTGTTTATTTGTAGCAAGACGAAGTATATATACCAAATTTTTTTCATACCCGTCAGGTAGTACTAAGCCTTTATATGGATTGTATGAATTATATCAATATCCTGAGTTCCCTAAAGAAGTATGGATAACAGAATCAATTATAGATTGTTTAAGATTGTGGCAGAATGGAAAGTTTGCTGTAGCACTAAATGGATTAGGTACAACTTTACAATACAGGCAAATAAATGAGATGCCTTGTATTAGTGTAGTGCTAGCCACAGATATGGATGAAGCCGGACAAAAAGCAAGAGTTAAGCTGAGAAATAAGATAAGAGGTAAATTAATCTATGAAGTATTCTTGCCAGAGGGAAGAAAAGATATAGGTGAATGTACAGATGAAGAAATTATTTCCTTAGTCCCCTCAATTTTATAGTTGACATCTACATAAACGTGTTATATAATGTTTACATAGTCGAAAGACAAGCAACCAAAGTCAAAAAGTTTAAAAGAGAAAGGAAAAAACTATGGCAGAGAAATTAGCAAATCCAGGAGTAATTGGAGAAACTTATCAGGATAGAAAGCATCCTGATAGACTAGGTGTACTTGAAAGCAGAAATGAAAAATTCAAGACACTTATGTTTAGAGACAAAGAGGGTAATACTTTCAATATTCAGTATTCTACTTTTAGAAGTCAGTGGAGAAAGTATCAAGGAGATGAAGTGCTTCAAACATCCTCACAGAAAGAAGCGGAAGCTCAGAAGGAAGAAATTGAAGTAGCACAGGCTAAAGAGAATTTAGCTGAGCCTAAGAAGAGAGCTGATAAGAATAGTGATGACAGAAGAAAGAACCCTATGTCAGAAGAAGATTTAGCTCAGTTACAGGAAGATGGAGCTAAAGTGATAAAGCAAGCTGTAGAAAAGAATGACAATGGAATTTTTACATTAGTCCAGAAGCACATAGCAAAGACAGACCAGATTAAGAGTACTGTAAAGTGTGGAAAGTTAGAAGTAGTTGAAATCTGGATTAAGAAGAATAAGAACGGAATAGGATATGCAGGATTCCGTACTACAGATGAAGTATTTAAGAACACAGTATTTAGTAAATCTTTAGGTGATGTATTTGGCACTAAGATTGAAAATCCTAGAGAGAGAAGACCTATAAAGTTTGATATAAAAACAGATTTGTTAGAGATTGCGATTGCTGATATATTAAATTCAGTTGCACCAATCTTTGCAAATAAAGTAAAACCAGCAAAAAAAGAAGAAAAGGAGAAAAAGTAAAATGGGCAGATTTGATTACTCTGATGCAGAACATTATGGAGGAAGTGGAAACGGCGGTAGCTATTTCAAGCTCTCTAAAGATGGAGAGATAGCTAGAGTACAGCTTCTTGGAAATGATATGAACGATTTTCCAGGCTATGCAGTACATCAGGTAGAAGTTGATGGCTCTAAGAGATGGGTTAACTGTCTTAGAGAGTATCAAGACCCAATAGATGTATGTCCATTCTGTGCCGCTAAGATTAAACAGCAGGCTAGATTGTTCATTCCACTCTATAACATTGATGCTGACGAAGTGCAGATTTGGGAGAGAGGTAAGAACTTCTTTCCAACATTAGCAGGCTATTGTGCTAGAAATCCAGAAGTTGTTTCTGTAGTCACAGAGGTTGAGCGTCATGGTAAACCACACGACACTAGCACAACATATCAGCTCTACTCTACAAAGGATGAGCCAGAGAGAGATAGACTTGAAGATTTTGAAGGTGAAATTCCAGAGATTATCGGAAGATATGTATTAGATAAGACTGCTGATGATATGGAATATTATCTCGACCATGAAGAGTTTCCTAAGTCTGATGATAACTCATCAGAAGATGAGGCTCCAAGAAGAAGAGAGCGAAGCTCAGACAGAGAGTCAGGAAGAGAAGAGAGAAGAAGACCAAGCAGAAGAAGAGATGAGGATTAATTAGATGGCAGGATTATTTAGTATTCCTAATAGAAGTATTAATGATTCAGCTATACTAAAGAAAGCCAAGTCTACAAAGAAAGCCCCTACCACAAAACGTGGTGGGGGTATTGCTTCTAAAATAGCCAATATTCAGGCTATGGTAGAAAAGTACTTAGGCAAGTATGTAGAAGAGACATTAATAATTCAAGACGAGGAAACATTAATCAAATATATTGATAAGTGTATTGAGAACAGAATTATTAGTATAGATACAGAGACTACAGGACTAGACCCTATATTAGATGAGTTGGTAGGTATAAGTATAGATACTTATGATATGAAAACAGCTTATATACCGCTAAATCATAAATCTTATGTCACTGGGCAGAAGTCAAAAAATCAGTTGCCAATTGAATTTGTAGCCGAGCAATTTCAGAGATTAGTTGATGCTGATAATATGTTTAATGTAATGTTCAATGCTCCTTTCGATATTAGATTTATTTTAAATCATTTAGGAGTAAGATTGCATTGTGACTGGGATTGCTACTTAGCGGCTAGATGTCTTAATGAGAACGAGGAAAGTAATGCTTTGAAAAAGTTGCATCAAAAGTATGTGTTAAAAGGTAAAGAAGATGCATTTAAGTTTGATGAATTATTTAGGGGAATTACTTTTGATTTAGTTCCTATAAAGACTGGAGCTATTTACGCCGCACATGATTCTAAAATAACACTAGAGTATTATGATTATCAGAAGCAGTATATTTATTATGAGTCTGATAAAACGCCAGAAGATAGAAACGGCATGAATGGAGCATCATGGGTATTTTTCAATATAGAGATGCCTATGGTAGATGTTAATGTTGAGCTAGAAGAAAATGGAGTTGAGTTTGATTTTGAGTATAATAATCAGCTCAAAGAGAAGTATCACAAGCTCTTGGAAGAGCGAGAAGCTAAGTTCCATGAGCTGTGTGAGATGTATTCAGAAGAGATAGAAAACTATATGGGTGGTACATATAGCGATGATGTGTATATATATCCAGACGGTAAAACTTCTGTAGGTAAAAATAACTCTTTCGGTAAAAGTACGGGTCAAAAATCTACTAATAGAGTTCAATTAGAGAGTCCTATAAATATAAAGTCATCTCAGCAGTTGGCAGTACTACTCTACGATATAGCTAAGATAGAGCCAGTAAAAGATAAGAAAACAAAACAGCCATCAAGAAGCACAAACGAGGAAACATTAAAGGCATTAAAGAATCCTCTTGCTGATGCTATTTTAGACTATAGAGAGTTCTCAACAATAGTAAGTACATTCATAGATAAATTACCTGAATGTGTAAATCCAAAAGATGGCAGAATACATTGTAAGTTCAATACTTATGGGGCAGATACTGGTAGAATGAGTAGTAGTAATCCCAATATGCAGAACATTCCCAGCCATAATAAAGAGATTAGAAAGATGTTTAAAGCTACTGATGGATATGTTATGATGTCATCGGATTTCTCACAGCAAGAGGTAGTTGGTATGGCTCAAATGTGTGGTGATGAAGAAATGTTTAAGACATTCAGAGAAGGAAAAGACTTTTATGCCCAAATTGCGAGTGTATCATTTAATATGCCTTATGAAGATTGTTTAGAATTTCAAGTTGACGATAATGGTAATAAGATACTTGATGAAAACGGTGAGCCTATTACAAATCCAGGCGGTAAAGAAAGAAGAACACAGGCGAAATCAATACTTCTTGGAATAAACTATGGACGTGGGGCTGCAAGTATTGCCGAGCAATTAGGATGTACAAAGCAGAAAGCTGAGAAGATAAAAGAAGATGTCTTTAAAGGATTTCCTGCTATTGAAAAGTTTGAAGCTGATAGTAAAGCTATGGCAGAAGAATTAGGATATGTTACAACATTATGGGGAACAAAGAGAAGATTACCTGTAATGACACTACCAGACTATGAATTTAGTTACGCAGAAGGACACAGCTTATCAGATGACCCATTAGACTTTAGTGAAGATTTACCTTTTGATGAAGATGGAAATCCTGTTGAGCAATTTGTTGATGACGTGCCGGATGAAATCATCAATAAATACTGCAAGAGATTAGCCAATGCGTGGGGTGATAAGAGGAAATCTGTTATAGCACAAGCTAAAGAAGAAGGAATAATAATACAAGACCATACTAAAGAGAAATCTGACGCCACAAGACAAATAGTAAATTCTCGTATTCAAGGTACTGCCGCTAATCAATCTAAATTAGCCATGATTGCAATAAATCAAGATAAGCAGTTAAAAGAATGGGGATTTAGAATGCTTATTCCTGTGCATGATGAAATTATTGCCGAGTGTCCTAAAGAGCATGCCAAAGAAGCAAAAGAAAGATT